AGGAAGGGTGAGGTACTGGCAGTGCAAGTTACCGCTTCTGCTGTCAGTGACCGTATAAAAAAGATTATGGCCTCTGACACTCTAGCTTTGGTTAGAGATTCAGGAATCAGGATTGAAGTACATGGCTGGCGCAAGTCAGCAAAGACCAACAAATATGTTTTAAGAATTGAGGATATATCATGACACAACCACAACAAATTCAGATGAGTCCAGAGTCTCTTTCCAAGGCGCAAAACAGTATTAATTACACCAACAACTTGGTAAACATGTCTCTGCAACAACTGTGGAATATTGCATACCAAGCTGGCTTTGAAGATGCACAAGCAATCATGAGTACAGACAGAGGCGTTCAACAATGAGCAAGGCTCACATCTTTGTAGCCACACCTATGTATGGTGGCATGACCACTGGCTACTACTGTCAGTCACTGGTCAACATGACTGCTGTGATGAGAGCCAACGACATAGACATGTCCTTCTCTTGCATGTTTAACGAGTCTCTGATTCAGCGTGGACGTAATGCTCTTGCACATGGTTTCCTCAACAAGAAGGAAGCCACCCATTTAATGTTTATTGACGCAGATATTAAGTGGAATCCTGCCGACATCATTCCAATGATTGAAGCTGACAAGGACATCATCTGCGGCATCTACCCCAAGAAAGAAATTAACTGGCATGAGGTAGAGAAGGCTGTCAAAGAAGGTGTGCCTACTGACAAGCTCAAGACCCGCACAGGTAGCTTGGTGGTCAACCTTAAAGACTATCAAGGCACAGTCACAGTACCAGCACATGAGCCTGTAGAAATCTTTAATGGCGGTACAGGGTTTATGCTTATCAAGCGTGAGTGCTTGGAAGACCTGTCAACCAAGATGGCAAGCTATATCAATGACGTTACCTTCCTGTCAGGCGAAATCAAGCAAGACAAGATTGTGGAGTTCTTTGCCTGTGCTATCGAAGAAGGTGTAGGACGCTTGCTGTCAGAGGACTACTATTTCTGTCAGGAAGCACGTAGACATGGCTACAAGATTTACGCTGCTCCTTGGGTGGTTTTAGGGCATTTTGGAAGCTACCTGTTTGAAGGTGGCTTGATACCCGCTCCATGACCATCTCTCTCGACCTTGGGTGCGGTGAAACAATCCGCAACCCCTATCTTGCTTTAACGGTGATAGGACTTGATATTCAGGACGCTGACCTGGCTATTGAGCCTATCCCTTATCCTAGTGACTGTTTTGACTTTGTAACGGCATACGACTTTCTAGAACACATTCCACGCCTCTTGTATGTCCCACAACGCAGATACCCGTTTGTGGAACTGATGTCAGAGATTTACAGGGTGATGAAGGTGGGTGGCAAGTTCTTATCTTCAACGCCAGCATACCCACATGCGCCAGCATTCCAAGACCCTACCCATGTCAACATCATCACGCCTCTGACCTTTGCAGAATATTTTGATGATGAGAAGACCTGGGCTAAACAGTATGGGTTTAAGGGCAAGTTTCACATCAACAACATGCGCTATCACGGCCCTCACCTGATAGCAGAGTTAGAGAAGGTCAGCGTTTAGCAGTACGTGCGCTTCTTACAAAGGCTTCTTTTGTAGGGTAACCCTCTTGACCTTTACGCTTGGGAGGCAGTCCTGCTGCTCTGCGTTGGTTAATGTTGTAGTACAAGCCACGTTGTGCTTTAGGTGTGTATGCCATTATCTGCAACCCCATCTCTTTCTTGCTGCTTTACCACGCTCGCCAGTCCATCCACTGCTTCTAGCGCAGAAAGACTTGTGACGAGGGCCTGATTTTGTAGGTGCTTTCAGGTTGCTACCTGTAGCCCTGTTTGCCTTTGCCCGACCCTTGGCAGTCAACCCGCCACCCGCTTTGACAGAAAGTTTCTCACCTCTGCCTACAGACAGGTTTGGAAATATCTTTTTCATCCTACATTCCTCTCAAAATGGGGGCAGTCAACAAGCGACTTAAAGTTTCCTCCCCACCTGTTTTTAGGATGTAAGGACTCCCAGTATGCGCCAAGCGGAGCAAGTATGCCTTTGTCCCAGATTATCTTGCCATCCTTAAAGAAGTTCAAGTCTATGGCACAGCGTTTCAAGTGAATGGAGTTCATGGTCTTAGACCGACCTGTTTTGAAATAAATGGCCTGTTGTTCAGGTGTACGGGCAAGTTCCCCACCTGTAACGACAAACCCTTGTTCTGTAGCGTAAGTAATCAACTTACACATGTCTAGCAAGAATGCTGCTTGTTCTGTGTTGAGGCTCATTTCTTCCTCATATCTGCAAGTTTTTCGATTGTTCTGCCACCAAAATACGCACCCATGATAAGCATTCCCCAGTTACCAAGCAAGGTGACATAGCTTTCATTTGCGTTGTATCCAAAGGCAGACATCATGGCAAACAAGAAATAGCCTAGAAAGATGGCTATAAGGGACATAGGACGGATATTCTTGGACAGCCAAGAGTCAGATGACATATCCGCTTCCCACCTGTCTGTGATGTTGTCAGCGTCATTCTGTGCTGCTGCCGCCAAGACTTTCATCTCTTCCAGTTCTAGCTTGGCCTTCTCTATGCCAAGTTCTAGCAAATTCTCTTCATGCTCAAATTGCAACTGGCGTAGCTTGGAAACATCTTCGGGAGTAGGCGAGTCTGGAATCTTGACTCCAAGAGTTTTCTCTACCACTTCCTTGCCTTTAGCTTGAATAGCACTAGATAGAAGGGTAAGACCGTTTTCGGCAAGACTACCTAGCAATGACGCAACTATTGGTATCACTTGTCTTCCTTTTCCTGCTTTGCTTGGTTTATCAAGCGTTGAACCTGTTCCTGCTGTCGTTTAGTTTCCTTCTTAGCCTCAAGAATGTCAAGATACATGAAGCCCAAGATAGGCAAAAGCAGGGCAAAAACTATCACCATGCTGAGAAAAGCTATCAAGAACCCCATTTGGTTGTCCTCATTTGCCACAGGGCGAGGAACAGGAGGTGGAGGTATATAGTAACTATCATTACCGCTCCGATTATTAGAGCTTTGTCTTGAAGATTGTTTAGCATTTGCTTTCGTTGCCACAACGCTCTCCTGTCCTTGGCCTCTTGCTCTAGCCTATCCTTTTCCTCTTCTTCTCGTAGTCTCGCATATTCTTCCTCAAACCTTGTCCACACCGCACCCAAGGCAGGGTCTACATGATAGATAAGAAACTCACGCAGTTCAACAGCTTGTCGCTCTAACTCTATTTGGTTAAAGACATTTTCTAAGGCTTGAGTTTTAAGCGATTTTGTTTTGGGAGGATTACGCTTTTGCTCCTCCGCTTCCTTCTTTACTTCTTCGTGCGCCTCAAAGAACTGACCTATGTAACCAGATATTTCCTTGGTTATCTTGTGCAGTTCACCACCAGTCTGCTTGATGTCTTTGTAAAGCGCAACCCCTTGCTTTATCGCCGCAATAGCGCCTAGAGCAAGGGTGAACGGGTCAATTTACAACCCCTCACCTGGGGTCACATAAACCTCTGGAGTACCAGTTTCAGACACAAAGGTCACGTAAACAGGCGCAGTATTTGTTGATTGTGGGCCAGTAATAACCATGACGGTATCTGGTGGAACAATCACAGAATAGCTTGGGGAGCCATTTGCTGGCAATGCTACGTTAGCAGTAGCACTATTGCTGATACGAAGATATACAGGCAAGCCAGCACCACCCGCAGGTTCATGACTGACCAACATGTATTGCTGTACAGGGCTGTCTGAGTACAGAGTTAATTGCTGAATAGTTGTAGCAGCATTTAACTTGTACGTCTTGCCCATAGGCTGAAAAGCAATATTATTTGCCATCAGTAAACCTTCCCACCGCCACCAGATGTTGGAGATTCTTTGCGAGTGAAGTAGTCGTTAGGCACGTTGTTTTTAAAGTTCCACACAGCTTGGAAGCCACCTGCGGGGAGTTTGCCAGGGGTAAAGTCACCAGGTACACACATCTTGTTCTGTGTGATACCAGTTCCAATTTGACCCTGTACTTTAGTTGTTTTGACTTTCGGAATCATTTCCATGTTTTTTCTCCTTTATCCTCACTAGCAGATAGCTGAATATTACATAAATTGCAAGAGTTGTCACTCTCTCCCACTTGGGTTCCCACATCACCCAGCAGCCCATACCAAAGGAGGTGAGCAGAGCAAGAATGGTAATTAAGCGGTCGGTGATGACTCCCAACGCCAGACGAATGATTGCGGTTGCTTCCATAGATTTTCCTGTCTAATAATGGAATAACCATATTATCATGTATCCTCGTCGTCGTCACCAAATAACCCTGAACCATACCCTTCGTCAGCATCCTTCATCTTCAGTGCTTCTAGCTTCAAGGCACGGTCTATAACCTTCATCTTGTCGGTTATGGAGGCATTAGGGTCAAGCATGACAGTAGCCATCAACTCGTTGATAGCTTTCTCTAATGCAGGGTTGATACCCTTCTCAGCCTTCTTCCTGCTCATCGCTTCATCTTGCGGGGAGTGGAGCGGGTCATGGGCTTGGCTTGCATCTTCATCATTTGACGGTTGTAGTCCTCAGAAGCACGAACCTCATTCTCACCACCTTGGCGAGCCATGCGGTCAATATCAGCTTGTGTGGCTTTACCCATAGATTGTTTACCGTATTGGTCTTTCATGATTTTCTGTCCTTCCTTTTAACTTTACGTGCTGTCGAGAGTGCAATAGCAATCGCTTGCTTTTGCGGCTTACCTGCCTTCATCTCTCTACGAATGTTGGCAGAAATGGTTTTTTGACTACTACCTTGCTTAAGTGGCATTTCATTCTCCTTAAGGAATTCCTGCTAGTTGACTAATTTTGCTAACACCTGCTTCACCAATTAAAAGAGTTGCCAAAACACCCGTTATCACCCTTGTTCTGGTTGTTTTGTCTGATATTTTTTCAAGTTGCTGAACTTGCTGGCGTAATACTTGTATCTGTTGTTCAGACAAAAGTTGAGCGCCCGCTTTTTGTTCGGCCTCTCTGATTTTTGGCAACACCGTATCTTCAAATGTTTTGATGGCGGTGTTTGGTTTTGCACTTGCCAAAGCCTCGACAGAATCTGAAAACAATTTTTTGCCTTCAGAAATACCTTTGAGCTTGGTGGCTACTTGCTTATCAACCTCGTCTGCTTGTTTTGCTATTGACTGTTGAGCGGCCTTTGATTCTTCTGCAATTTGACCTGCGGATGTGGCTCGGCGTTCAGACTGCCTTAATGCGCCCAAATAACGGTCTGTAATTTCTTTTCTAACAAGCGGCATCTCATCTAAGACGGCACGATTCTTACGCAACAAGTCTTCAACTGCTTTTGGTGTTTTTGCAGTTTCAGCCATACCAGCAAAATATCTCCGAGCTGCTGCTTCAGCAACTTGTTTATTACCACCAACAGCGTCAACAAACGTCTTGTACTTTTCAGGACTGCTAAATATGTCGTTTGCAATTTGCTCTGCTGTTTTTGTATAGTATTTACCAGCGGCATCTTGAGTCTCTGTAAGTCCCTTGCCAACCTTTGTTCCATGTGATTCAATGGTCTTTGACAACTTTTTGTAGTCATCCAAATACTTTGCAAAGTCACTTGAATAAGAGCGCATTTGTTCTGCAAGACTTTTGTACATGTCTTTTGCAAAACCCTGACCAATAGCTTTGTAGCCTTCTTCTGGCAACCCAAAAGCAGCGTCACCAAGTCTTCTTCTGATAACTTCTAATCCTTCAAAATCTTTGGTTGCAGCAAGGTCATTACGCAACTGATTGATTGAACGGATGTAATCAGTTGACCCACCTTTAGCAATCAGTTGGTCAATATTAGAAACCAAAGGCTGAGTATCTACAAACTGACCAAGACTTTGTTTAAGTGCCGCTTCATTTTTAGCATTGGAAAAACTTGTTTTAGCAGCAGCATCACGTTGAGATTTAATTGATTTAACAAAGTTCTCAGCTTGCTCACGTATGAAATTACCAATTTGTGTAGGTGTTTGCGGAATAGGTTTAAACCCACCAGCTTCAGACAAAGTTCGAACACCTGCAAGTTCTTTTAATGACCTACCGCCTGTAGCTTGAGCTTTAGCTTCAGCAGTAGTAGCCGTTGCTTCACGAACCTTTTGAGCTTCTTGAGCAGCAAGCACTTGAGCCTGTTGTTCTTTTAATAATCTTTGTTGTTCTGCCTCTGTAGCCGACAATGCTTTGCCGCCTGTTGCCTCGGCTTCTCTAGCGGCACTAGCAACTTTTTGTTGTTGAGCTGTTGTTTTTCTACCCAACAACGTACTAGCTAAATCAGTTATTTTTCCTACTCCATATCCACCAAGCACTTGAGCGAGTTTTGCTCCACCAGCAATAGCGGGAGCAAGCTCTCCCAAACGCACAGAGGCCTCTGTACCTAGCGCTGGCGCTGGCATACCTAACTTTTGAAATCCTGTCTTGACATTTTCTGAAGTTGGAAAAACAGTTTCATAGCCACGAAGTTTTGGGTCTTGAGATGGCAATGTAACCATAGACTCAATGTCACCAGGCGCACCAAGAATAGAAGAACCAAGGCCATAAGCACCTCCATACAACTGCTCACCAAAAGATGGCTCTTGTTTTGCTGCAACAGGCGTAGTTGCATCTGGTGCAAACTCTCTTTGCTTCTTTGCAACAGGCTCGTCAGGTGCGTATTCTCTTTGTTTCTTTGCAACAGGCTCCATTATTTTGCATCCCGATAAAATTTGTTGTTTTCAAATCCATAATCGTATTTCTCAGGTTCATAAGTGCCAAACCTTTTTATGGCCTCTTGCTGAAGGTTTGATGTGTCACCACCTGAAAACGACTCAATAAAATTTCTTGGCTGTTTATCAGGAACTTTATATCCAGCGCCTTCATAGCTAAGTTTCTTGTTTTCACTAACAGAACGTGAATAGTTAATTTGGTCTTTTAATAAAGTCTTTACGGTATCAGCAGAATCAGATTTCTTAGCAGTGAAAGACTGGTAATTTTTTAATTCATTACCAGTCAATGTTGCGCCAAACAATGCGTGACGGTTAGGTGCTTGGAAACGCTCGTATCTTGACCACCAACTTATGACTTCTTGTGCTTTTTCATCGCCCAATCTTCTTTTTGCTTCGAATGCCAAATCAGCACCAAACCCTAATACACCGAAACTAGCAAACTCTGGTTTGAAATCTTTTAGTAATTGATTCAAACCTATTTGTATGGAGTCCAAACCTTCTATTTCTTGCGCTTGTTTAGAAGTAAGAGTTTTGCCCTCTTTTTCCTTAGCGCCGCCTACAGGTTTAACTTGCTTTTTAATAGCTTCACCACCCGCTGTCATCACAGGGGTAGCAATTTTATCTGCATCTATGGCATAAACAGTGCCATCACTTCCTGTAACAAAATGAGGTCTACCTGTTGATTTTGCTTGTTTGCTTGCAATTTCAAACATTTGGAAATACATCTTGTCTGCTGCTTTTAACAAATCATCCGCATCTTGAGCGGCTTTTGCATATCCAAATTTAGCGGCATTGTCCTTGTAAAAAGTAGCACTCTCTTCAGCAACAAGCATGGCTTGTTCAACCTTTGCGGCATCTCTGTCAAGCGCAGACAATTCAGCAATACGCTTCGAATTCTCAGCAACAACTCTAGCTCTTTCACGTAAGTTGCGGACACTTAAGTCAAATACTTCTTTTTCTTTCTTATATATGTCTTGTCTGCCTTTTTGGTAACCTTCTAACATGCCATTCATAGCTGACATGGCTTGCATAGCATCACCCTTGCCACCAGCACCAATACCCCATCCCACAACACCTATCAAACCATACAAAGCGGCAAGGTCTGTAGCAGTAGCTTCAGAAGGTATAAATGTTGTGTCTTGTATGTTTTTTTCTAAGGTTTCTAAAGGCTTATATGCCTCTTCTACGGTTGTTTTTTGTTTCCCAATAGCTTCTTTTTCAACTTGCAACCCTTTTGTTTTTTGAGCTTGCTCAAATGCTAGTTTTTCAGCACCGAACTCTTGCTCTTGCTTCCTTGCTTGAGTCCTAGATTCTTCGTATGGTTTCAACATGCTTGAACGTTGAGCCATCATTTGTCCCAAATCAGGAGTTGGGCTAGAGCCAACCATTGTTTTTACAGCAGCATCTTCAGCCATATTTACTCCGTAGTTACGTTTGGTTGACCAGCAATAACATATTTTGGTTGAGGCATCAAAGTACGCACAATGTTGTTCATATAATTGTTTGTCATTTGATTCACAACTTGGTCAGCTTGCAAGCCTGTTTTGATAGCACCAAGAGAAATCTGGTCGCCAATGCCTGAAAGTTTCAATCCGTAATCGTACTGTTGTTGCAGTAACTGACTACGCAGAGCCTCTATCCTAGCGGCAGTCTGTTGTGCGCCTACACCACCACGGGCAGAAGCAGCTTGTGCTGCCTGTGCTTGTGAGGCTTGCAACTGTTGCCTAGCAACAGGTGTGAGTTCACCTGCCTGTGCTTGACGCTGTAACTCTGCACCCTTTTGCAGGTAAGGAGCGGCAAGAGCTTCCATATCTCTTCTGCCACGTTGAGATTGCTCTCTAGCTTTCTTAATTGTTGGAGCATTTAACAGTGCTGTAATACCACCCAAACCAAGTCTAGCCAAGGTTTCTTCTTTCAAACCTGTAGCCTCTGCCAAACGAGCCATAACTCCTTTTTCAGATTCAGGTCTAGCTGGTGCAGCTAAGTTTGTTAATTCTTTACCAGCAGTTACATCATAAGATGGTGTTGGTGGCAAGTTGATTTTAGGAGCCACGTCAAATCCACCCGCTTGAACACCCGATGTGCCACCTAATCTAACACCTGGTTGACCTACAGGTTGATAATTAAAAAACTCAGAAGTAGATGCTGGCGCTGCTATTGGAGCACTTTGTGCTTGTTGGTAATACGATGACGTTTCTTGTGGAGGTACAAATTGTTCTGTAGGTGCAGGGCCAAAGTCATATGCAGTATCTTCTGTAAAACCATAGCCACTAGAGTCATAAACAGGAGCAAAAGAAGGCACACCTGTCTCTGGGTCAGGCATACCGCTACCACCTCTGTCTTTTAACAGTTGTGCTTCTTCAGGAGTAATGTAGGCAAGCATGTGGTTTTCAGGTGCTTTTGCTTGTAGCAAACGAGCAATCTGGCGCACATCTGCACCAACACGGGTCATGTTTTTTAATGTTGCCATTTATAGTCCTAACGCATCTTTAAGACGCAAAGATTCTTCGTTCCACACAGTCTGACGCTTTTTACCTGATTCTTTACTTTCTATCTCACCCCTACCCCCTAATCCTACAGAAGTGCCTGTAGTTGTACTAGCAGAAGGTAGATTTTTTACTGTTGTTCTTAATGTCTGCGACAGAGTAGATGGTTTTGTACCGCCATAAATAAACAGATTAGGTCTGTAGGGTTTACCCTTCTCTTCTACAGTTGGTTCTTCCTCAACAGGTGTTTCTGCAATAGGTTCTTCTTCTCTTTTACCTGTGACATTTACTTCTGGCAAAGTATCTTCTTCACGTTTTCCTGTGACTGTTACTTCTGGCAAGGTATCATCTGTTTCCCGTTTACCGGTAACAGTAGTTACAGGCAACGTAATATCTGTATCTTGTATGGTTGGCTCTCTTCTTCCAATGACTGTTACTGGTGCAAGAGAAGGTTCAGCAGCAGGTGCAGGTGGTTGCATAGCGTTCATAACTTCTCTGTCAGTTATAGGGCCTGTAGGAGTAATGATGTTTGTGTCTGTAATGCTTGGCTCTGCTTTACCAGTAACAGTTGTTGTTGGTAAAGAAGGTTCAGGAACAGGTGCAGGAGGAGTAGGCTCAATAGGAGTTAACCATGCGTTTTGTTCTATGTCGTAATACGAACCAGCGGGTTTGTTTTCAGCCAGTTGTATAGGCATTACAGTAAATCCAGTAGGCGGCTTAACATTAGCTGCTCTAGGAGAATCTGCAAATATGGGTGTTCCAGAAACAATAATAGAAGTATCTTGTATGGTTGGTTCACGCTGACTAGTAACAACAACATCTTTTAATTGTTGACCTGAATCAGATACCGTATCTGTGGGAGCCGCAGCTATACCTCTTTTTGCTCTTTCTAAAGCCGCATCTTTTGCTGCTTGTTCTGCCGCTTTCTGTGCCCCAAGTTCACCAGCCGCACCCATGACAGCACCTGTAGTACCACCAACAACAGCGCCACCAGCAGTAGCACCTGCTATACGACTTGTTTGCCTACTTACATCTGCTTTCTGTAAAGCTGAAGTTAAAGCTGAACCCGTTAGAGCGGCAGTCATGTTCTTCTCAATATCGTCTTTAGTACCACCCATGGCGGCAGTCTTTGCCGCAGAAGCACCTATAGACGTAAGAGCATCTGCTACTATTTGGTTTCCAACGAAATCTTCAATATAAGTTGCGGCAATAGGAGCGCCTGTGCTTGTAACTGCATTTACGGTTGCGTTTTTTAAAGCAGTTTCAAAAGGTACACCTTGTGCTGTTTGCAAAGCGGTATTGGCAAGAGCGCCAGCAACAGCAGTTTGGTAAGCGGCAGGTATTGCCGTTAAGTAAGGGCCTAAGTAAGAAGCAATAGTCGGCATATAAACCGCCAACGCTACTTGAAAAAGAGGGTTTGGTAATACATCTTCTTTTACAACATCTTCAACTTTAGCAAGAGTGTTTGACACTGATTGATAAGCGCTTGAAACTACATCCCCAACGCCACCAAACACATCATCCACAAGACCGAAGAAACCACCGCCACCCGAGGGTCTTGAAGCATCGTATGCTTGTTGTATTGTAGTGTTAACAATAGATGCAGGAACGCCTTCGTTAGCCGCACGTTGAATGTAGTTATTTAAAAGGTCTTTGTCTACTTGCTGTTTGCCGTAAATAACACTATTAACTTTTGCTTGTATAAGGTTTTGATACCAATCGTTTTTGTTATTTAAAAACTGTTCAACAGCATATTGAGGTGTTTTTGTAGCACGTTCTGCGTCTCTTACTGAACCTCTTCCTTTTTCAATATTGCTAACTGAGGTGTAATACGCTGGTGTAGGAAAAATAGTCACATAAGACATTTCCGCAAAGTCTGAAGGAATGGTTACTCCCTTAGATTTTGCATACGCTTCCGCTTCTGCCTGATATTTGGCATTTGCCTCATTTCTTTCTTTTTGTTTGGTGAATGTGGTTTTTCTTCTTGCATCGCCTTGGGCCATATCAAACTCCTAAAGCCGTAGCTATCTGTTGATGAATAGTTTGGTGAACACCAATCCAGTCATAGAAATCTTCTTCCACATTCCAATCACTGTCGAGCAACTGAAAGGGATTGTCCAACCCTAATACGCTTGCCAACCGCTGATGCTCTTGGTTATGCACAAACAACCAGTCATCCAAGTTATCGTAGTCAGCATCTGTTAACGGATACTTCTGTACAGCAATACCGTTATCTCCCAAGATTTCGTAGAACAACTGGTGCTGTACACCATTTTCAAACAAAAACTCTCCCAGTCCGTCCTTGTCGCCAAATTTCACATAGGACAAAACTTCAAAATTCATTTGTCAGCCTTGTTGTCTAGCTTGTCAAAGATTTGTTTGAGGATACTTTTGATTTCAGCGATGTCAGAGCGGTAATCATCTTTTGCCACATACTCTTTAGGAAGTTCATTTATCTTGTCCTCCAAACGTTGAATTTGCTTTGTCGTGTTGTTGAAAACATAAACAGCAAGAAAGCCAGCAATGCTAACTACGATGTTGAAGATTTGTTGGTTATCCATGTTAGACAGCGTAGTAGGGAACTTTTACTACTGTCCCGTTAAGATTGACTTGCATGAATCCAGCAGGTTGCAAAGGCAGACTTGCTATGCCATATGTTGCTGTAGCTGTTGTGTTTCCTGTGAAATTGAACACACTTGCGTTTGTTGTGCCACCAATAATGGTGACGTTGGAAATAGTGACGTTGCCTAAATTGGCTGTGCTTCCACCCAACGCAATCGTTGTGTTGCCAATAACTACGTTTGAATTCTGAAGATTACTGTTGCCTATAGCAATAGTTACGTTGGAAGCACTTGTTAATCTACCCTGTTGGTCTACGGTAAAGGAAGCAACATTGGTAGCGCCACCGTAAGTGCCTATAGTCACAGCAGTGTTTGCTAAAGATACAGTGCCTGTAGATGTTATAGGGCCACCTGTAAGGCCTGTACCTGTAGCTACGTTGCTGACATAGATAATCTCAGAGTTATCTACCTTTTGCCATACAGAACCGTTAAATACACACCAGTCACTCACCACCCAGTCTGTGATGCCGTTAAGGTTGGTAGAGCCAGAAACAGACACAACATAGTAGTCCCCTTTCGTACCTACGCTAGAGGCAAGAGCAGGATTATTGGCGGCAGCATCCCATGTACCCTTGTAATTGAGTGCGCCTATAGCGTTGATGACTGAACTGACTGTCTTTAACATGATTACATCCCATCGCCGCAAGTCACATACACAGCCGCAGTACCACTGACAGTGATACCAGTAAAGTAAGCGTTAGGAACAAACGAGAGAACCTCATCTGTGCCTGGCAATAAAGGTATAGATGTACCTGTAGTGGTAATTACCGCAGTGTTGGCAGTAGCACCAGCAGAAGTATCTCCATAACCTAGAAACACAGTTACAGAGCCGCTATTGATGATGCGGTACTGGTTACCACCAAGCGTGGTAGATACTGCTTGTATAGGCGTAGGAGCAGATGCAGCGGCAGTAAAGACTACCGTGTTACCTGTCTTGGTAAATGCTTGTGTTCCCATTACTCGCTCGCAGCCTGCAATGGAGTCAGGTCTTCTGTTGTCCAGTAATCTTTTGCCAGCATGATGACCAAATGCTCTTTGTTTCGTGACAAGCAATCTGCCCAATCAGCATCAGTCATGTCTTCGGGCTGTCCTGCGTTGATGAGGTTTACGCTGTCCATGCAAGCTGAGTAGTGCTTGGCAATTTGTTCTGCTGTGATTTCATTCATGTTCATGCTCTTTATGGGTGGGTTGCTTTGTATGCGTCAAATTCGGCTTTGAGTTCTTGGATTGCGGCAGTTAATGTAGCCACTAAAACAGAGGTATCAATTTGTTGGTATTTAGGATTGCCTTCTGAATCGACAGCATCTTTTATTCCTACAACAGCATCAGGAATAACAGCCTGTAATTCATGGGCAATAAATCCTTGACCATTAGATTTGCTTTCAATCCAATCATAAGTAACTGGTTTTAATGCCATAACTTTATCTAAAGCACCTACCATAGGTAAAATATTTTCTTTTAAACGATAGTCAGAAGTAGTGTTATATAAAGTAACGGAGCCGTTAGAAGTAATAGAACCTCTTCCTGTTCCATTTTCAACTATGTTCATGTGATAAAAAGTTCCACCCTCAGACAAAGCATTAGAAATAAATCTGTATCCAGAGCCTACTGTTGCGCTTGAACATATACCACTACCACTACTTGTAGAAACAAATAATCTAGCAGTTAATCCCCCTGAACTAACAGGATTACTACCAATACCTATTAATCCACTACCATCTGAAATCAATCTTGGATTCCCATCCCCATCAGACAGCACGATGTAGTTGTCTGCTGTGCGAATGTCTAAGCCGCCTTGGTTGCCATCGTATTTACCAATGATGGTGTTTTTAGTTCCCGTAGTAACCAAGTTTCCTGAGTAATCTCCAACAAAAGTGTTTCTTTCACCTGTTGTTGAATAACCTGCTCCAGCACCAATAAGCGTACAGTAATTACCTGTTAAAGAGTATCCAGCAACATAACCAAGCAAAGCGTTGCGAGTGCCAGTAGTATTGCTATACCCCGCCTGATAACCAACAGCAGTGTTGTTGGAGGCGGTGGTGTTGGACTGAAGAGCAGACACGCCAAGAGCAGTGTTATTGCCACCAGTAGTGTTATAAAACATTGATATTTGACCGACCGATGTATTGTTAGCTCCAGTTGTATTTGTCAACAAAGCACCAGAACCAAAAGCAGAATTTGCATTAGCCGAAGTCGTGCTCTTTAATGCACTCTCACCAAATGCTGAATTAGAACCACCAGAAGTCATACCCAACATGGCAGAACTTCCAATGGCTGTATTTGATGCCCCGCTTGTATTCGCCGCCAAAGCACTAGCACCCACCGCAGTGTTGGTAGCCACAGCACCAGCACCTCTGCCGACTGTGAGGCCTTGGATGGTTGTTGCCGTACCAGCTATAGTTGCATTACCAGTAACAACAAGCGTAGATACATTTCCTGTACCGCTGATGTTCGCACCAGTAACAGTCACATTACCACTGCTGATAGTGACGTTGGTGAGCGTCACATTACCAAAAGAAGTTACTGTGTTACCTAGCTGTACAGCGGTATTACCGATAGTAACAGGGGTAGCAAAGTTGGTGTCTAGTTGCGATAACGGGATTGCCGAAGTCGCAGTACCGAAAATATTAGGAACAGCCATGTTAGAACCTCACTCTTAATTCATGTTCAAACTCAATCGTATTGACAGTTAGCGCAGGGTCTGTGCTAGTCATTGTCAACCCCAAATACTTACCATACTGTTGTGCATCTGACTTGTACAAGGCGTACCCTGCACTCGTCAACCACCCTATTGTCGTAGAAGAATTGTTCACCCACGTGAGTGTCACCCCTGAATTGTTGTACCAAGTCACACTGTTACTCAAGGTATACACAGGGCTAGAACCACTCTCGCTATCCACAGTCACATTAAACGTACCACCTGTAGTAAGAGTTGCCTCAATACCAAACTTCAACGCCTGTTTGGTACGGATTGGGTCTTTCATAGGAGATAAAGAAGTCTGTATCTCACTAGAAACGTTTGCAGTTGCATCTCCATACAAGCGGAAAAGTGCAGTGTTTGTCACTCCATACAAGTTTATCAAGCCACCAACAGGTGCAGATGACAAATAACGTAATGCACCCTGACTGGTAATAAACCACTTCTTCTCAAAAAACACGCACTGTACAAACCTATCTCCCGTGGTTGTTGGGAAAGTAGGCAACAAATAGAAGTTAAATGCCGCACACAGGATGTTATTAAGCAAGACTTGACCAGCAGTTACAGGCTTGGTAAAGTCTATATACGGGAAAATACCATCCAGTTGGTCAGAAATCTTGCTCGTTGTTGAGCCAACTAGGGCATATACCCCGTAGTTATTCATAAACAACACAGAACGAAAGTATGGGAAGACCGCATATTTCAGCTTGCTACCAACAGAAGCAGACACGTTTGTGTTTGTGAATAAGGTTTCACCTGTGTTTGTAATTCTTACATCTGAAAAGACGTTGATGCTGTCCTCTCCGTAGATGTAGAGAAAGTTGTTGGCAGACACCATATGTTGGATATTGCCACGCAAGGTAGAGTCAGTAATAGTCTCAGCACCCGCAGAAATAGAAGTAAAGTCAGTAGGACTTGTCGCAGAGGAAAAGGTTACTGTACGTCCTGTAGATACCCACACACGACCAGAAAAGGTAGCAACACTGGATATTTCATCTAGGTTAGGTACACCTATAACAGTCGCATTAGCGTTGCCTGTAGGCGTAGGTGGTGCAGCTATGGTGACAGTAGGAACACTTGTGAAGTTGTTCCCTACATTCGTCATAATAACTTCTATAACAGAGTTACCAAACACGATAGAAGTAGCGGCTGCGTTTGCTCCACCGCCACCTGTAATTGTTACCGCAGGAGGAGAGCCAGGGTCATAACCAGAACCACCATTGGTTACTTGTACATATAACGCACCTTTAGTGAAGGTCAACAGTTGAGCAATAGCGTTAGCACCACTTCCACCACCACCTGTGATAGTCACTGATGGTGCAGCGGTATATCCGCTACCACCTTCTGTAACAGATATAGAAGTTACCGCATTCGCTGTGATTGTTGCTTCTGCTGTGGCCTGTGTACCGTTTGCTTGGTTAGGCGCAGAGATGGTAACTGCTGGCGCAGATGTATAACCAGTACCTCTGTTAGTCAAACCTATCCTGCCTACACCACCAACATTGAGTAAGTTAGTGCCATCCCAAGAAAAGAGTCCTTTATTAGGGTCACCTATATATACTTCTTCGTTTTTCCACTGGGCTGTAGACACATTGGCAGAAGAGAAAGTGCCTGTCACAGCTACATTTCCTACAGTGCCTGTATCTATGACTACATATTGCGCTCTACCATCTTCTTGGAAAGCTAGTAAATAGTCATCCAATCCAAGATTGGTGTTTGTAAGAGTAGTGACTGTATTACCAAAAGAGATAGCGTTATTGCCGCCATCTTTGACTGTGACTTGAGCAGGAACAATCTTGATGTTGCCAAAGCCGATAGGCATGGCGTTTTCTATCCACGAAAATTCCTCGTCATCAATGGCTGTCCTGTTGGACTTAGTGTTTAAGCCCTTAAAGTTCTTATAGACAGCATAAGATTTCTTTTGCTCTGCTGCTGCCATGATTAGAACGTAGAGTAGGGGTCAGGGATTCTGCGTGTGTACACAGAGTTCAACACCGCTTGGATTTGCTTCGCATATTCCTGCTTGTAAATCTCAGCTTCTCCATAGCTCTGCTCTTTGTACTTGGCTTTATAAGCCGCATAAAAAGCTACAGGCGTAGTGTAGGGGTCTTGTATTTGGTCATTAGCATTAGGCGTGTTCAAGCTCAATGCTGTAGGCAGGATAGTGCTATCTATCTCAACAACATAGGCTTGGTCAGGAACAGGGCCAACATAGATGGTGTTTTGTCCGTAGACAGAGAAACACACAGGTCTACCTACATAGTTTTGCCAGTAACGCAGTTGAGCATTGAAGTTTGACCAGGGCAAGTACCGCAGTGGAATACGACTATTACCCCAGTAAACGTTGACGTTCAGAATGTCTAAGGTAGTACCCGTAGAAATAATTCCAAATGGAATAACTTCCACAGGGCCAGAATATTGCAAGGTGGCAGTGCCATCTGTGAATGGAGCAGAAGGCGGGAAAGTGTAGCCAGAAGCAGGGTAGGGGGGTGGTGTAGTGCTGAGAACACCGCTAGTTACTACTTCATAGATGAAGATGTTATTGAATATAAACTGACCAGCAGTAACAGTAGCACCCGCAGTCCACACGGTTGCGGGTACACCTGTACTAGAAATTGGGGTGGCAGTTATTTGCAAGGTGCGTAAACACCCTGTATCTCTCGCTACTCGCTCACGGGCATCGTTGATGTAGTCCGTTAGCTCCGAGGTAGACCAGAAGACAGAGTTTGCATCATGCAATAACCGCTGTACTTCCGTAATGTAGGAAGAGAGAGTTGCCATGTTACCTTCATGTTAAGCAACCCTCTGATTGACCTTTCCCCCAACGGATTTCTCAATCCGTAAGGGTACTACGCCAACCGCCGAGGGTAACGAGCGGTTCTTTACTGGAGGCTCTGAAGAAATATGTACTTTCTTCAAAGTTTCCATTGCTTCTTCAAGTTCGCTATGAAGACGTATCATGCCCAACTGGACTAGATACTTCTCTTTGTCCTCATCTCCGTAACCAATCATGTGTCTAGCAGCAGGTACAGTAAGTTCTACTGTCTTGCCGACAGGAAAATCATAGCCGACATAGTTGTACTCAGCGTACAGGTCTTTATCGGTGTTATTGGTTACATAAACGAGTTCTGTCATAGTGATACAACGTCACCGTATACGTGTATTTCAACCGTGTTGTTTGCAGCAGCCGCTGTGTTAACGCACAAGAACAAAGAACCAGAGTAGATTGTTGTGGCAGTGTTTGCTGTCAGATTCAAATCTTGGTACTTGGTTGTAGCTGTTACGTTTGATAACACAGTTGCATTTGAAACTGCATTTGCAAGCGCACCATCACTACTTGTTAAAATAGTGACGTTTGCAGCAGCAACAGTTCCGTTTGCTTGAGACACGGTTATACGGCGAACAATGTAGCTTGTACCGATAGTAGGAATAACGGCAACAGCATTACCAGTGCTTCCCAAACCTACGGGAGCAGAGGTAACACCGATAACGTAATTGCCAAAGCTATCGGGATAACGAGTTCCTACAGCATTCGAGTTAGCCATGCTATCCCCTTATGATGTGTAAGTACTGTTTGCGTTGATACCACCATTGATGGTCAATGCAGTAACTGAACCTGCGCCAGCAATAGTAGATTGTGCAAACAAGTTAACGCCATCAGACAAAATCATGCCGCCAGTGTTATTGGCAAGCAGAGTTGCGATAGATGAACCATTGTTTGCAGTAATAACTACGTTGGCAGCAGGAAACAACAGATATGTACCTGCGGGAATCACAGTTCCTGCGTTAGCGGCAGTCAGAGTGACGTTAGAGAAATAAGCACCAGCAGTGTTGGTGGTTGCATTCGCAAGAATGATTTTGTTTAGTGCTAAAGCCATGTCTTTTTCTCCTTACAGTGAGAGGTAGTTGTAACCCGTCACCTTGGTCATTGACTTAGGCTTGACGTTCACCAATTCGGCAATCATCAAAACTGCGCCAACATAACCAATTTGCCAGTTAGGAAGTGTGGACTCAAAGCCTGTAAACACAAACGAACCTTGCTCATGGATGTACAGAGACAAGTAGTTGGTGTTCAGGAAGTACACAGTACCTTCAGGACAGTAAGGGTCTGGATAGATAGGTACGCCAGCAACCATCAAAGCACGGAAAGCTGCTTGAGGGCCATTGGTTTCACCGTCAAAACCTGCACCTGGGGTGATAACGTATTGCTCTTGACCAACAAAGTCTTGAGCCAACAGTGTCCAAGTACCAAATCCGCAAACGCCAAATGAAGGCATTTCAGCACCGTTTTTAACAGTACCAGAGATGTATTGCAGGATGTTTTGACGAGTTGGGTTAACAGAGCCAGCGGCATACTGTGATGATTTCCACCATGTATATGCACTACGGTCAATGTTTCCGTAAGTACCAGAGTTCGCAACAGCAGCGGGTAAACCGATAAACTGTTGTGTATTCGTGGTGTTGGTGTACAAGGCTGTAGCCATAGCATCCATCATCACGTTGGTTGCATCGTTCATACGAGCTTCAATCAACGGAATAATAGCGGCATCTTGCTGGACTGCGCCTTCCATACCGAGGAACGGCACGGGAGAAATCATCAGTTTCAGGTCGAATTCAGCGTTGTAAGCACCTTGCTGAACTGACGGTTGGGCAAAAGAGCCACTGTAGTCAGACCATTGAGCGTTTACAAATTGTGCACCTTGAACGGGTACAGTTACAGAAGACACACCGCCAGAAGCAGACTGACTGTTTGCAATCAGAGCCGCCATCAAGGGCGTGGAGTTATAAAGCTGGACAACCAGCTTGGGGATAAAGGCTCTACGAGTTACATAAGTCAGTTCGTTGAACTGTGCTGACCCTGTAGCTGGTATGATGCCGCCGCCAATAGCCATAAGGCCTCCTTACGTGGTTTAAAAAATTACCCTCTTACAACCCAATAGGACGTTGCGGTTTACGCAGGTCATTGAGTGCATTCATTGCCTCGTTACGTGCAGCGGCTACTGGGTTTTTCCAATACTTATTCAAGTCAAATTGCTTGACAGCACTTGGGTTGTATCCAGTTGAAGTAGGCACTGCTGCTTGCTTCATCCACTGATGGTACTCGGCTGCTGTTTCGTGGTTAGTGATACCACGCTCCAACATAATTTTTTCTACATCACCGACTTCTGACTCATTAGAAATCAAACCTTTTTTCATCAAAGATTGTCTGCGCTTTTGGAGTTCTTCAATCGCTTCCTTCTCACGCAACTTTGCTTCTAAAGCTTGCACACGGTCTTCTGAGCGGCTGACCGCACGGTGTGTGTAATCTTCAATGTCGAGTTCGGGGATTGGAAGGTCAGGCTTTACCCGCTTGGTCATACGCAAAAAATCTTTACGTGTTTCTGGGTTCTCTGCGAGAGTTTGTGCAAGTGCTGCCAACTCATCACGAGCTTCTAAGGAAAGATTTTCTAGTGACATAAAGTTACCCTCTTTATACGATTAAATTACACGCTTACCATCGGCTGGCTTTTGGACAGCCATGCTGTTCTTGTTCAGTTTATTGGGGGCACTCAAGCCACCAAACTGAGAAAAACGTGGGGTGTTGGTGACAACGCCATTTTGTTGGTTGTTGTCAGTTGGGCGGCGAGGTGCTGCTGCGCCTCTAGGTTTGAAGAGTTCCATTTGATTTTCCTTACATTGGGGGAGGAGGAGACATACCGCCTTGTGGCGACATACCAGGGATAGGTGCTTGAGCCATTGCTCTGCCTTCAGGGGTAGCACCACCCGCCTGTGGCAAGGTTTGCAGTAACTGAAGAATTTCAGATTGCTGTAATTCGTCAGTCTTGCCTTTTTTCTGACCAATCAAACCCGAAAGCACTCGAATAGCATTGAGAGTTTTCTTACCCTCATCTGAAATGGAGCCAAAAGCGGGTAGGGATTGCTCAAGCAAGTCGATAGCCATACTTATGTTAATAAGTGCAGCCTCTTTATTTCCCATCTTAGGTTCAGGAGTAGACATGGGAGATGCCATTGGAGGAGCTTCAGGAAGCTCAGTATCCATTTCTTCTGGCATTTCATTAGGTGTGGGTGCGCCAGCAGCCGCTTGGCTACCTCGCATTAACTCCATCAACTTATCTGGTGGAACACTCATAATCACTCCTTGCCGTGTTTGTAACCACTTACAAACATCTTGTCAATAGGTAGAGGGCATTTTTTGTCAGCCCTCTGTAGACATTACTTACGACCTTTACGGGCTTTGCGTCCCATACGAGCCATTTTTGGAGCCATTTTTGCTTTTCCGTACATCATGATAATTTCCTTTTACAAGGCCACCTCAAAGGGGAGGCAGCCACACCCATTCCTTGCTGGAATTCTGATTAACGGCGGCACTTGCGTCCACTTTTTGTCTTCATGTTCATCTCATACCTCCATATTGTTTGCGGTTGGAGTCACGTTGACTTCTCCCGTATGAGGTTTTAAACCCAGTTTGACGCATTGTCAAGTTGGGTGCAGCCTCATTTCTTTTCAGAGAAGCAGTATCTACCCTTGGTTGGTCAGCCGTAGGCTGTGTCATTCCACTTGTGTTTGGAGCCATCATCCCACCTTTTTCAAGTCTGGTTTACCTTCTGCTTTTGGAGGCTGCATCTGTTGCATTTGCTGCTCCATTGCCTGTTGAGCTTCTTGCTTCTCTTGTGCTTTCTTCAGTCGCTCTAACAATAATTGTTTCATTGGAGGTTCAATCATGTCAAGCAAAGATTCTTTGTCAATCACACCAGCTTGGAATAACTCAAACGCCATCTTTCGGCTGTCTTCCATAAAGATTGGTGAGTTACTGTGAGCATCTACCTTCACCACAAAATCACGGGTGAACTGGTCTGCAATAAATTTTATGCCTCGTCCGTCTGTGTAGTGGGTGTTGTCATAGACCTGCATACATTTCAGGTACAGGGTAGCCATCTTTTCTAGACTGTCTTCGATAACCAGCGCACGTTTCTTGGCTCTGCTTGAGCCTAAACGGGCAAGTTGTGAGGCATGACCAGAAGAGCGAACACCTGCTTCACCTCTGCCTTGCAGTACAGAAACAATGCCAGATGCCTCTTCAAACATCAAGTCAACCTCTCCAATCTCACGGAACAAATCAGGTGGAATAGTAGGCGCTAACTTCTCTACTTTGGCATTAGGCATATCAGTTGCGAGTAAGCCACCAGCACGGTTAAGCGCAAAGTTCTTCTCGTCTAAGATGCCTGTAAAGCCAATCAAGGCGGTAGGTGGGCTGACTTGTTTGGAGAGCAAGTCTAAGATTTCAGTCATACGCTTGTTGCGTAATTGCTGGAGATATATCAAGCGTTGAACTTCGGACGCACCCCA